TAAAAAATTGAATAGAATCAACACAGAGCATCGTGAGAGTGCAAGTTGACCGTTAGCAGGCCGGCTGGCGATTTGTTTTTCAAGCGAGAGAACGGGAGAGCGTTGTTCGACGCTGTGGAAAGGAGTGAGTGAATGGAACAATGGAAAGATATTATAGGGTATGAGGGTTTGTATCAAGTCAGTAATTTAGGAAATGTAAGAAGTCTGAATTACCGTAGACAGGGTTTCGCTCAAAACCTTGTTCCAAAGCTCTCTAATCGAGGTTATTACCACGTTCATTTGCGAAAAGATGGTAAGGTTAAGGATTTCACCATTCACAGATTAGTTGCGATGATGTTTCTCCCGAATTTTAGGGAGTTGCCGGAAATCAATCATATCAACGGAGTCAAGACGGACAATCGGGTTGAAAACCTCGAATGGTGCACTCGAAGTCAAAATGTACGACACAGTTTACCCGACACACCCAGACCTAGAAAGCGAGCGAGAAATGAACCGATTATCCAGTTGGACTCTCATGGTTCAATTGTAAAAACTTGGGATAACGTGAGGGAAATCGAATTAGCGACAAAAATGAGCGCATGGTCGATTTATCAATGTTGCGAAGGAAAACGGAAAACAGCCTATGGGTTTAAGTGGCAATTTGCCACTTGAAATATCGGAGATAGAGAAATCTCCTAAATAAAACACAAAAAGGGGAGAGAACCCCTTCAACAAACTCAAAAATTAATGGTGAGAGAACACCTATAAAAACGCAGGAGGTTATGAAATATGGATTTAAAAACATTATTAGGTGATGCCTACAAGGAAAATATGACGCTCGACGAAATTAATGAAGCGTTAGAAGGTATGAATTTGGTAGACCCTTCCACTTTACCTAAAAGCGTGAGTAAAGAGGTTTTCGACAAAACAGCTTCTGAGCTTGCGAAGGTTAAAAAAGAGTTAAAGGATTTACAAGAATCTACTATGACCGCAGATGAGAAGTTGAAAGCTGAAATGGAAAAGGCTACGAATGCTCAACTCACTTATATGAAGGAGCTTTCAAAACTCCGAGCAAAAGAAATTTTCGTTTCAGCAGGATTAACCGAATCCGATTATAGTTCCATTTTGGATGCGGTTGTTTCCGAAGATGAAGAAACGACTAAGGCTCGTGCTAAAAGCATGGTTGACCTCATCTCTGCTCAAAAAGCAGCCGTAGAAAAGGCTGTAAAGGCTGAATTGCTAAAAGGCACTCCGAAACCGCCCGCAGGGGATGGGGGTAACACCGGTGGAGCTTTTGAGAAAGAGATTGAAGCAGCACGGGCAAACGGTGACATGGCTACCGTTGCTGCCTTGATAAGACAACAAGCCATGAGTGAGAAGAAATAATTTTGTAAAGGAGAGATGATTTGTTATGGCAGATAATATTATCCAGAGCTTTGGAGTATTGAATTACTCTGGAATGCTCTTCAACAAAGGTAACACTAAGGTTCCATTCAGTACCCTTATTGCAAATAGGGCTAGGAACACCAATTCTGTGGAGTTTACTACCGGATTGGAATATCAGACTGGTGGAGGCGAGCAGCCTGAAATTTCAGAAACCGCTTCCTTAACTGCGCCGGATGCAACTTATATCACCCGTGAGCAGAAAACAAACGTAACTCAGATTTTTCAAGAGAGCGTTTATATCTCTTATGGTAAACAGTCTAATATGGGTACTCTTTCCGGCGTGAACATTGCCGGGCAAGCCGCTAATCCCGCAGATGAACTCGACTTTCAAGTCGCTGCACGGATGGCAAAGATTGCAAGAGATATTGAATATACTTTCATCAATGGCGAATATAACAAAGCCAAAAGTGATGCTGCTGCGAATAAGACCCGTGGAATACTTACAGCAATTGAAACGAACATCCTCCCCCTTAACGGTGAAGCCATTAGAGTATGGGATGTCGCAGAAGCAATGAAGATGATTTACGAGGCACAGGGTAGCACAAACGGACTTGTTCTGTGGGTAGACCCTGTGGCAATGTTCCAGTTGAACGCCGATGCTGAACAGAATGGTAACACCATCGTTCCGGCTGCAAGAAACGTAAATGGTCTTGCTATTTCTACGTTGCTTACCCCTCTTGGTGAAATTGGATTGTATCTTGGTGAGTTCTTACCCGCAGGAACGGTTGGTATCTTCAATCCGGATGTAATTAGCCGTGTTGAGCAACCTGTGCCTAACAAGGGTAACTTCTTCATGGAAGAGCTTGCTAAGACCGGAGCAGGAACTAAGTATCAGATTTTCGGTCAGCTTGGTCTTGACCATGGTCCCGAATGGATGCACGCAAAAATAACAAATATCAGCACTGAATTTGTTAAACCGAAGTCAGGAGTTAAGATTTACACAGGTGCAGAACCGATTGCTACCGCAGAAGTGTTCCCTGTACCCAGTAAAGTTACTTTAGGTACGCCTGTATTTGATACAGCGACCGATGCGTTGGTTATTGAATATATAGGCACACCATTGGATACCCCGATATTAGCGTACGCATGGGAGATTGGCGATAGTAGTGTGGGTTCGTTTACACCTATAGGTTCAGCCACCAATCCAACCTACACACCAATAGCAGATGATGTAGGTAAGTTTATCAGATGTAAGGTTACTGCAAGTGGAGCGGCTGTAGGCGTTATTTACTCCAATGCTAAGAAGGTTCAGCCTATTAAGATTAGTGTAACAAGTGAAATACCCGCGGGTGACGCTAACACCATTGTATGTACATTTGGAGATGACGCAGCGGTAGCGGGCTTAAATTCATCTAATTTCGCAGTTACTAAAGGCGGCGCAGCAGTTGTATTATCAGATGTTGAAGCCGGGGCAGGGAATAAATCATATATATTGACCCTACCTAATGATGCGATGGCGGGAGAGGTATTTACTGTAACAATTACAGAGGCTGGCTACGAATTTACTGGTACATCCGTTACAAACAATGTAACTGATTAAATCACAAAGGGGGCGGCGTGAGTGACCGAGATGACGAATAAACTCAATCAATTAAAAACACTGTTGGGTAAGCAGGGCGACAATAGCGAAGATGATTTGCTGCTCATGCTCTTGACCCTTTCTGCTCAGAAGATACTAGACAGGGTTTACCCCTACGACGATTCAATAAAAGAAGTACCCTCCCGGTATGCTACAAAACAAGTTGAGATAGCTGTATATTTATACAATAAACGAGGGGCGGAAGGACAGATTTCCCATAGTGAAAATACCATAAGCCGAACATACGAAAGCGCAGATGTTCCCGAAAGCCTCATGAAAGGGATAACCCCTTATGTGGGGGTGTTTGAGTGAGGACGTTAGAACGTAATAAACAAACGATTTATTACGCTTTGTACGAGGGTAAAAAACCCTTAACAGACGAGTATGGGAACCCGACAGGGGAGTACGAGGTTTTATATAGTGAACCCGTACTTTTGAAAATCAACGTATCGGCTGCGAGAGGTGAATATTCTACCAGACAATTTGGCGAGATGGAGAATTACGACAAGATCCTCGTCACAGACGATATAAATCTTCCCATCTCCGAAACAAGCATCTTATGGATAGATTCATTAGATACAACCAAGCCCCACGATTATATCGTAAAGAAAGTGGCTAAAAGTCTAAACAGC